TCATACTACTAGATGCAAGGCTGCCTAAACCTGCTCCTATTGCTTCTGGTCTTGTTAGTTGAGACATAAGAGAAGGAGCCGCTGCTGTGCCTGCTATATTTGCTGGTAACTGTGTGTGTAAAGCAGAGTCCATACCGGGACCAAATGGTGATAATTGTGATGTAACATCATTTGCTAATCCTGCTGTTGGATTTGCTGGATTAACTCCTCCTACAGCACTTGACCCCATTTGACCACCAAGATAACCACCAAGGCCGCCCATTGCTGCGCCTCTAAGAGCATCTTGAGTACTGCCACCTTCTAATAAAGAGCCTAGGCCACCACCTATAGCACTTGCAAATGCAGGGGGCATTCCCGGAAACATAATTGGGGCTGCTAAACTAAATATTGTTCCTAACATATTAAACTCCTATTTCTTTCATTCTTTGAACTAGTCTTTCTGCTCTATTTGGTACTTGTCTATACCATTTTGAATCGGTCATCTCTATAGATGCCTTTTCCCAATCACCTTTATCCACAGCTGCCTTTAGCTTACTAAATTTTGACAGTCTTGTGTAGCCTAAATTATACATCATATTACATAAGATCATCTTTGCTTCTTCAGGCAAGCTATAAAAATCTTTATATAATTTTTCACAGTCTTCTACAGTTCCTTGGATATCATCATTAAAACAAGAGTTAATTCTTTTCCTACTTACTGGAGTTCCTACTGGCATACCATATTCAGGGTCATTCTTTTTTACCAAATGCCCAATTCCAAAAGTTTCTAATTTTAAATGGTCTAAATAAATTTCTTCTACATTTCCTTCGTCAGACTCTATCTCTTCTCTTAATTTACTTATATCCAACTTTATCTCCCTTGCTTTTGTCTTAAAGACTTAACATGTTTTTTATAAAAATAATTTCCTATTGTATTAAAAAATATAGAAATCTTTAACCAAACATGTACCATTATCTTTTCTTTATTATTTTAGTTAATGTTTTAGCCTGACCCGCATGTAACTTAGATGCTTTGTTAAGACCTTTAATAACTTTTTTAACTGTTGATTTGTTTTTCTTTTTCATTATTTCCTCTTTATCATTTTCATTGCTTGCCCTACGCCTTTAATACCAAACGAACTACTAACTGCTATAAATAATAAATACTGATACCACTCTGGCAAAGTATTTAATACTTCAAATCCTGACCTAACATACTCTGTCATACTAGGAATAAAAACTAAAATCGCTGGAGCTAACAGGACAATTAAAGCAAATTCATCTTTCCAGCTTGAATCTGTAGCTTCTGCCATAGATTTTTCCCAAGCTATTTCACCTGATGCTACCTTATCAGCAACTGCTGCTTTTGATCTTGCTTGAGCCACTTTAGCCTGACCATCTGCTTTTACTTTTTCTACTTTTGATTCCATCCATGAACTAGCTAAGTTTGCTATTGGACCTATTAATGCTGCAAACATATTAATACACCTTTACTGTTTTTGGATCTATTGTTGGAACTAACTTGCACATACATTGATAGACCTCATCTTTATTATTTCTCGTAATTATCTGATTGTGTAATTTTTTTTTATAACTCATACAATCGTTAACATTTTTAAAATATATTCCACCTTCTATTTGCACCCCAAAATAACACATCAGCATAAAAGCTGTCATTACAAAGAACTTTGTGGCGTTCTATGTAAAGCAAACTCTTGTATACTTGCTACAACATGCAATCTATTGGCTGTTGCTGCTGTTACTGTTAATATTTCTCCACTTTGTAATATTAAATCTTCTGTTAACAGTTCTATTGTTGTACTAGCTCCAACCGCTTTTACATGAAACAAGCTAAACACCACCCCTGCAGGAGTGGTTACCGTCATTGTTATTGTATCAGCATTGCCAGAATCTTCTGCAACTAATATTGAATTAATAACAGAGGCATTAAAATCTGAAGAGCTTGGAGCAGTGTACAAAACAGTAGCGTTCGTTGTTGTTAAATCTAATTTAGCATTAGTTAAACCTTGAACATATTGCGGTATACTAGTAATTAACATTATCTTTTTCCATCTGGGATCACATTAACTTGTGGCGTTCCTAATTTAAATTTTGTACCTAAAGAAGTGGACTCAACTCTTAATGCAAATGTCCTTCCTCTAACTCTTATGTCTAATTTTTCTGTGTATGTTTCTACAGGGCTTGTAGCTGTTCTTTGCGTTGCCTCTGTGTCAGTTTGAGTAAACCCTGAACCAGAATGCGATTTAGCTTTTACAGTAAAATTAACACTAGGATTAGTTGATGTAGATCCATTAAAATTAATGTCAGGTATAATTCTGTTTATAGAAGCAAACTTACTACCATCTCCTAGTGCCATAGGAGCTGACTCTACAAATGCTGTTATAGCAGATCCATCATCATCAAAGCCTGTTTCATGATTGTATAAATATTGTCCACCAGTTGCTATAGGCAACGTTCTAATACCTCTATCTAACCATGCTTGTCTTTCAAGAGTTCCAAAATACCAAACATTTTCTAAATAATTATATGTTACATAAGAATCAATTTCAGTAGTACTAGCACTAGGATAAAACCATATTATCTCACTAAATTCTGAATTAACTCCAACATGCACCTTTGATTTTTCTTCAAAATTAAAATTTAAAAATACTTTGTCTTTTACAGAGCAAGGTATTTGTTGAGTCTGTCCTGAATAAACATAAAATGTATCAACTCCCATCCAATATACGCTATCGTCAACAGCTATAGCTGAAGAAGGGCTCATAATAGTTATGTTTTTAGCAAGCTCCTTTATACCAAATGTAAACGGAGGACCAATAAACTTCATTGCATGTAAACTTTTATTTGTAAAAACTAATATTTGTTCTTTTGTTTCTACTGCTTGCATAAACTCAGATCCACCACCTAACCTAATTTCACCAGCAGTATTTGTGGTAGTTGGAAACCAGTCTACAGGATTCTCTTGAGAAGAAAACCTTATTAACAACGGATCTTGAACGCCATTACCTTGTGTTGTTGTAAGAGATGCGCCTAACGCATCAGCTCCAAATGCTATTACATGCCTATCTGAATCAGAAACTATAATTTGTTTACATATTTGAGGCACACTTGTTTCGCCACTAAATATACTTGTTGCACTTAATTCAATTGCTCTAGCTGATAAACCTGAACTCCTATCCCAATAAAATAAACCTCCATTTCTAGGATTAATAATTAAATCTTCACCAAAATTATCATGAGACCAAAGTCTTATTTGTGCTCCGGCAATTGTTATTGCAGCAGCATTTCCAAATCCTACAAAATCATCTGAAGGTAATGCATTGCCTTTTGCTAAAAAAACTAATGTATTGTCCGTATGGGTTACAGCAGTTGTCCCACTGTGCCCTCTCGTTACGGTCATAGTATCGTCATCGCCTGTGTTCGCCACAAGCATTAATTCTTGATCAACTAAAATAACATCTCCAGCAGCAGTCATGCCAGTTTCGTCATCAACATCAACGGCAGTTTCACTATTGTCTAAAGCTTCATTAAGTTGCGTAGATTTAGCATTACTTGTTGTGCCACTCCATTGACCAGCTCCCCAACCGGTTCCACCAACCGTTGTATTAAGACCAGTGTTTATTTGATAGGTTGCTTTTGAAATATTAAAAGACAAAGTTCCATTTGTTACTGAACCACCAGTAGTAGATGCACTAAGCTCAAATGTTGTTGAATTTGTAATTGAAGATACCGTAGCGCCTGCTGGTATCCCTGTGCCGGTAACTGGTATCCCTGCAACAAGAAGAGCTGTGCTATCCATTGTTATAGTAGGGTCATTATTATAATCACAAGTAGCATCTGTAAAAAACCCATTACTTGTGTCTGATGAATTAGCAGCAACAGAAGATATAATTGTGTAAGAATTTGAACTTATTAGCGCTACAATTTTATATTCTATATTTAATATTGCTGCTGTAATAACACCACCTAAACTATCTGCACCAGAAAAAGTAACAAAATCATTTTCATTTGCACCATGCGCAGGATCTATTACGGTTATAGTTGTAGAGCCATTAGATGCAGAAAAAGTAATATCACCCGCACTTGTAATTACTCTTATTGGAGTGATGTCATTAAACGTTTGGCCTTCTTCTATATAATACTTTAACTCAGTCCCTAACCCTAAAAAATCTGAACCATCTAATGCAATCCAATTATGCAATCTTCTTGCTGATCCTTCGTAATCATTAGGGCTATACTTAGACCAGCCTCCCATTTTTTCTGGTGTGCCTAATCTAAATCTAATTTTATCTCCATCTACAAATCCACCTTCACTGCTATAAGGTGTGTTATCAGAAGATATGCCAGCTTTAAAATTTAATTTGGTTAATGGCATTAGAACGCCCTCACTGATAAAGTTCCCGAATAGGAATCATTGTTAATATTGCCACTTCCATCATTTACATTAGCCAAAGCAAAAGGTTGGCTGCTACCATTGTTCCCAGATATTGTTGCAGTAACATTAAAAGAACCATCTGTTGAATTTGTTAAAGTAGCCGTTGCCGTTGTACCTGCATTTACAGTAACACCATTAAAAGGATCTGAACCACTTAATACACAGCTTATGTCTAAATTATTTGTAAAAACAAAAGTTCTGTTATTACCTGATCTTACATATCTCCACCAAAGTCTTCTCGTACCTGCATAATTTAACCTATGATTAGTCGTACCTGAGTATCTATTATGACCACCAACTGATCCACTATATCCTTGATTGGCATATTCATCCATACGCAGTTGACTTACAGTATTAGGAGGTATTTGTGCTATGTATAATTGATACCCATTTCCTACTGGAGAAGATCCACCTACTGCTGTATCACCAATATATTGAGCTGCCGTAGTTCCATCGGTAGTATTGATTCCATAGACTGTACTAGAGCCACTTCCAAAAATAGTAGCTGCGTTTGGTGTACTTGCTCCAACTGTTATTGTTCCACTAGCGTCTATTGTTCCTCCATTATAAGAAAAACTACCTGCTGTATCTATATATTTTTCTACAGTGGTATTTGTACCTACATTTGAAACAACTAAAGCTGAATTATCTAAAGTTGAAAAAGTAGTTGATCCAGTATGACCTGTATTATCATCAGCAGAATTTGATGCTTTTAAGGTAGATTGTATATTGCCACTTCCTTTTAATTCTAAAGTTATAGAAGAATTTGTCGTTAAAGGTGACCCAGAAGAATTAATTAGCGTTTTGCCATTAGTATCAATTATAATTTTTTTATGATTCGAGTCGTTATTTAAAGTTAAATTTCCAGAAATGTTTTCTGTTAATTTAAAAAATTGTATAGGCAACTTACTTTTAGATGCTCCTGCCTTATCATTAAGTGTTCCTGCAGAATCTACTGCAGTAAAACCTAACCCTGATATTAATGGTATACTCATTTTACACCTAAAATTTAACTGTTTCTGTAAACGAAAATCCAGCGCCATTAAATATTCCAATGCCTAATTCAGCACTACTTCCTAAAGATATACCAGAAGATGTTACGGCACTATTATTTGTCCAATCTATTGTCATGCTATTTGCACTTGTTGTTTTATCAATAATTACATACTGACCTACAGCTAAATTAGTTATAGCAACTCTTACTGTTTGACTGCCACTTGCAACCACAAGAGGTTGATAGACTGATGTAGCTCCACCGGGTGTTACAGTTACTAAACCTGATACATTTAATGCAGTCTTTGCCTCAACTAAATTCTGATTAAAATATGTTGAAAATGTAGCAGCAGTGGTCTGTTGCATTGTGCCACCATCATTAGTTACAATGCCGTCACCTGCGGCTACCGCTGTTGTTCCTACAGTTGCTCCACCATCTATTATATTTAACTCTGCGCCTGTAGTAGTAACAGCTGTACCACCAACTGTTAAAGATCCTATATTTAATCCAGCTGTTAAATCAACAACAGCAGCAGCAGATCCTGCACCATCTGCATAAATCATGCTTTTGGCACCAGCTACTACAGTAACGTTAGCTCCAGAACCTTGAGAAAATATAACGCTTTGATTTGTACCATTTTGAACAAAATACATTTTATCCTGATCATTAGGACCTATTGTAATTGTGTTTGTTCCAGATGGAGAGCCTGCTAAGACAAGAACTTTATTCCCTCCTTCTGATAATACGCCATCATTTGTAGTTAAATCAGTAGTTGTTCCAGTCAAAGTAAT